AAATAATATTTAGCAGGAAAAAACTCTCCCCCTATCTTTGCCATCCAAGGGCATGGTGTTGCCCTGTCTAAAACATACACAGCATGGGTTCGGGAGGAGCAATCCCACGGCTGTGCGAAATGAACAGGCATGGGCGTAGCCCAATCTTCAACTGGAGTATCCGCTACTAATGCTGTAATTGGCATCCTAGCCCACATAGCTCCACCATGCACGTTTGGGTCATCAGTGTCATCTGACTCGCATCCTGTAAATATAACTTGAAAACTAAGGCATCTATTTGGCATGCATGTCACAGCTATTGCCATAGCATGTAAAAACTCACCATGATACTTTTGATGATTGTGAGTATACTCTCTTCTCACCCAGCATTTAAAATGCGGTATGTTACTTTGTAAATATGCCATTTAACTAGTTGTTATTGATACCGTTCCAACCTGTGCAAATATAGGACCTATTTTTGCATCGAAATCATCAAACCTAGCGACCCCTACTTGGAGTTCTAAAGGCTCTATTCTATCTGGTCTGGCATCTCTTAATGATTGTGGATCATCGGTTTTTATTCTACCGATAAAATTTTGAGGATGGTCTCTGTCAGCTACATCTCTGCCAACTCTAAGACCTGTTCTCTTGCCGTTATCAAACTCATATACTAATTCATTTATAGGATATCTGAATCCAGTTCTATCGCATATTCCAAATGCGTATTTTCCAGTTGCTTTACCCATATTAACCTACAAAAAATGTGTTGTGCGGTACAAACTTTATAGAAGCCGTTTCTGCGTCTTCTCCTGCCGCTAACTCAAACTGAAACTCGTATTCTTGTTTTAGTGCTTGCACTCTACCTGCCACCTCTGGTCTTTTCATGGCTATGTAATAAGCAAGTCCTGAGACTAAACATGGTACAAATCTAGGTGGTACAAAGTTTGTTGTTGTTCCTGCTATACCAGACGCTAGGCTGTCTATTCCTTTTAATCTAAAATAAGCCAATGTGTATGTTGTATCTGGAACTGGATGCAGAGTTACTGTGGTTGATCCTGCTAGTCTTTGAACAAATATCTGATTGGGTTTCCCCTGTGTATTTTTATTAGACTTCTGAGCAAAGGTAGACACACTAATCCTTGTTACGTTTGTGTCTAACTGTGATGTTCCTGAACCTGTTCTAATAGTATGTTCTATCAAATCTATAGTATCAGAGGGCATGGTATAGGTAGCTGTTCCTGCCGACAAAGATAACGTACCAGACTCTATAGTGAATAGATTTATACCTCTGTTTTGCCATTCTAATGTTAATATTTGAAAACTTCTTCTTGCAGTTTTTAGGTCATATCCAGAACGCATTTCGAGACCAGCTCTCTCATATGCCTCTTCGAATATCTCTGGTAGGTCTGGTGTAACAACTGCCATTTTATCTCCCTAAAAGTTCAAGTGAACTTTTTTTGAATTATACAGTAATTATTTATTTAAAGCTATCATTTAATGAATTTACTACACTATCTATGTTAGGCTCTTTACCATTAGGTTCGTACTTACACTGATACTCTACAGGACAATGTCCTTCAACAACCAAACTATATGTATCATTTGCTCCTTTGTATAAACACACTTCCTGTCCATTCTTTGCTTTTCTTCTTTTGTATCTACGACAGGTTATGTATTTAGGGTCTTCCCTCATACCCTTTCTTATTTCTTGCTCCCAAGTCCAGTCAGAAAACTTCTTCAAAAAACAAGTGTAACAGTTCTTAATGTTGTCTGACTGTGTTAAATATATGACATATCCATCGGTGCAAAGCCACTCAAAGGTTTCTTTACCTCCTTGTTTACGGACGCATTTATCTCTAGTCTGATACCCACCATCCTCTGTCCACCCCCACGAGAGAGTAAACGAAAAGACCAAGAAGAACCAAACCAATAGAAAGAACGACCACAAATGCCACGATACCAATAACTTTTTCTCTAAATATCTTTCTATCATATATTTCTTTCTGTCGTCTTTTTCTTATTTGACCTTCCATAGCCAATAGCTCATCCCATGCTTTTGATCCATGAGTGAACATTAGGAACTGTTTAAGCTCGTATCTTTGCTCTTCTAGTTTCTTTTTTGCTGTAAACGCTTCTATGGCTTCTTGCTCTATAGTTCCACCACTCAAGACTTTACGAAACATTGTAGGGTTTTTTGCTGACTTATGGGCGGCATCTACATCGCTAACAGCACCCATCCATCTGGATAGGTCTTGCGACATGGATTCCAAGTCTTTACCTGCGGCAAAAGCTCTTTTAATTCCATTAAATGCCGTACTCGCTGTGGCTACAGCGGCAGAGATCGTTACTGGGTCAAACAATTTAGTATGTTTTTCGCATCTTCAGAATGATCGTATATGTATCAGCACTACTGTGACCTATGGTAGTAAAATCTATATCGCCCGTCTTTCCAGACGCTGCTGCGTTATTAGTTATACCACCGAACTCACTATAGTCATGAAACCCACTCTGATTTTCACCTAACTCTATTATGAATTTGTCGGAACTTGCATCGAAAAACAATCTAACTTTCATGCCTATACACTGCCACCAGATTTTCTCTATGGCAACACTACTACAAGTATTGCCATATATATCTGAGTTCAATGCACTGACATCAACCTTCTTGACTGCTGACTCACCTGTGCCGTCAGAAATATTTGTAAATTTCATAACAACGTGTTTATCGCCATCAAAAAGGGTTTGTGATGTTACTGCATCAGCCATGTTATCCCCCTATTACTGGTCAGCAAAAGCAGGTGCGTCTTCAGAGACTACATTACCCCAAATATAGTAATTTGTGCTATCTTTACCTACTATATTTATTTCCATGCTACCAAAATCAGTTAAGGTTAACTTTGAATTAGAACTACCATTTGCATAAACACCAACGTTATCTGCGTTAGTATCTAAATGCTGAACATTTCCTAAGAAAAAGTTAGTATTGCCAGGTGTGACAATAATAAGATTTTGCGCTTCTTCTGCTGCTCCTGCATAGATAAATTTAAATGTAGCTCCTGCAACTGGTGCAGGTAATGTTATCGTTCTATCTGCTGCTAAAGCAGGAACGGCAAGAACTCTTCCACTGTGTGTTGCATTATCAAGTGTTTTGTCTTCATCACCTAACGCAACTGGTGCATCACCCATAGTAATCACTTCTGTGATTGTACCAGTAGATGCGTTTTTACTTACTGTTTTAACTGTACTTTCAGACCTAATAGGTCCTGAGAATGTTGAGTTGCCCATATTAATCTCCTTGTCTTGGCAAATGTCAGCTTACGCTGTCAAGGTATGTGGATGAGGGGCAGCCATGAACTACTGCCCCCCATATTAGCTAGTTAAGCGGCTCCTGTTGAACCATAGATTCCAAGTGGATCAGATACACCGAAAGAGTATCTCTCTCTCGCTTTATATCTTACGTTTCCAGTATTGAAATCACCGTCCATGCCAGTAGCCATAGGAGTTCTAACGAAATGCTTCATTCCGTTTGGAACATCTGTGATTATAAAGAAAGCATCGCTATCTGTTAGATAATGATTAACTCTAAAGCCCTCTGGGATAGACCCATTGGTCTTGATAGCGTTTAGATCATTATCAGAAGTTCCCACTCTCAAATCTGTTTGTAGCAATCTAGTTGCTGTGAACATCAATGCAGGTGGAACGATCAACTTCCTTGGCTTCGCTGCAATCAATAGACCTCTTTCATCTACAAAAGCCGCAATGTCAATCACTGCTTGCTCAAGAGATGTTTCGTTAAGGTCAGCCGCTGTTGACGGTTGGTTCCTATTATTACCACCTGCCACTGTACCGTGGGAAGAACTAAATAGAAACGCTCCATCACCAGAGGTGAATGTATCAAAACCAGTGTTCAGAAGTGACGCTGCCTTTGTTTGTTTTGTGTAAGCCATCGCTCTAGCAAGAGCCTTTGTATAACGTGCAGATAAGCTGTCATACAAATTGTCTTCCATAGCTTCCTCTGTAATAGAGAAACCCATAGCCACTGTCTCGTGATTAAAACGAGCAGTGAAGGACTCTTGTGCTACATCGTAAGAGATGGATGCACCTTCCTGCTTAACAGGAGCTGCACCAAACCCTGAGAGCTTTACTTCCTCCTCAAAACTTCTATCGGAGTTTTCGGTTTCATAAATCTCAGCGTGTTCATTCTCATAGCCGTCATACTCCAATCCAAACAAAGCGTTTAGACCTGGTAGTAACTCTTTTAAGAGATTTGCTCTACTCATAACTGCCATGATTAGCCTCCTCCTACTGCTGTGGTGTTTGTTAGAAGATGACCTGCGTTAAACTTACAAAGCATGATAGGAAATGATGTTCCTCTTTCGTCACCATCGTGACCCCCAAGGAAATCAATAATCCTTACAGGCAAAGTGTTAGTTGTGTTTGTTGTGCTGATATCAATACCTGCACGAGAAATTCCAAACGTGGCACTTGATGTTGGTTGCACTAACGCTACATTAGCTCCCAAATCATCATCTACTACCGCACCATCTGCTTGTACAGCAAATGTAACATTTGGATCATCCGCAACATAAGCCATACCACTGGTATGGGCTGCACCTGACCATTGTTGTGAAAATGTAAGCTGACTTGTGCTTACATCTATATATCTACATCCAAGAAAGATACCGATAGGCGTTGCTGAAGTTGTGCCTGTATCTTTATGGACGGTTGTAGTGCCACCGTCATCAACTAGCTTGACGATATCACCGTAACAAATCCTTGTGGATGTTGAGGATAGGATAGGATATTGACGAAAACCACCTGTGTACTCGCCACCTAATGTTCCTACTGGTCTCAACCCAAAGGGAGCTGCTGTGCTAGACATATGTCTACCTCCATTAAGTTGTACGGGTGCTTCGCTCTGGTTTCAGAACTGGCATCCGTGGATCATTGGTTCTCAAGTAAGAATTATCAACACTTTCAATCTGCCTCTGTGATTGTTCTTTGTGATACTCCTTACGGGCTTCTACTGTTTCGGTTGCGTTGCTACATAATAATAACCCACCAACCTCTATATTTTCAGACCACTTAGAATCGATATCGGGCATAACGTGCAACTCTGGGTGATCTTTAGCCAATACGGGAGTCCAACCTTCACGGAATTTTGAGGATACGTTAGGAGTCATAGGTTGCCCCATAACTGCTGTCGCTATCCAACGAAACTTAACACCTTCTCTTGGAGTCGGTGTAGGAAGAAGAGTAGGTCTTTCCCACGTTTTCTTCTTCATCTCTGTCTCACGGGTTTGCGTGTCTCTTGGTTCTCTATTAGCCATTGGATTGTTCCTTCATTAACTGCGCTGCATACTGCTCATTGCTGAGACCAAGTCGCTTTGCGAGGGCTACTTGGGTTCTTGTTAGACGCACTGTGCGTGATTTTTTTCCGCTTCTTTCAACGGGGGCTACCACGTTTCCATTTTGTAGTTCAGGTGCCTCTTGCTGAACCTCAAACTTTTCTGGGAATATCTTTCTCATTCCCTCATCTATTCCTTTATAATACTCTTCTGAACCTGGCACAACACCTTTTTGCTGTAACTGACTATGTAAGCCCATAGCCGTTCCTCTCATTACAGAGTCTTTTTCAAACCATTCGTTGTTTCTTTGCCACTCTAAATCTCTTTGTGAAAGCTGAGGAGCTTTAGGTTTAGGTGCTTCT